TATCTCCTTTCCGATCTTCTTGCGCTCCCACACACCAGCCTCGCCGTCCACCTCTCCAACGAAGTAGCGCCATGCGTTGCCCTTCTTCTCGCTGCGCGTGCTCTTGGTGGCGTTGTGCTGTGACCCAGAGGTCGACTCTGCCGCCCCTAGGCCTGACAGGATCTTCATGGCCAGCTGGCCTTTGATGTTCCCGTACTGATCGAAGAACGCCTTGTTGGGCATGGCGTACTGGTCGGGGCGCATCAGCCCTCTACGGATCAGCGCCTTCTCGAAGCGCTTGCGTGAGCGTGTGCCGCCGTACACCTGAGCCTGCAGATACTTGTCGGCTGGGATGCCTGAGCCGAACGAGTCCTTGAGCCACACCTTTGCCTGCAGCCTTGTCTTCAGCGCTGGCTTGACGAATACGCTGTTGAGCGTGGTCTTGGTTGGCCGGTCGAAGCGCTTGGTCATCACCGAGACTTCGCCCTTCTGTACCAGCTTGGCCACATTGGTCAGGGTCAGCGCAGTGGCGAACGGGATCTGCTTTGCGAACTTATCGAGCTGCTCTTGGGCGAGCTTTGCGTCTGGCGCCTTGATAGTGATCATGCCGGCTCCCCTTCCACGCTGCTCGAGCTGCCATCCACACCTCTTTCCCGATCATCACAGCGACACAGGCTGCGAGGCATATCAGGATCAGGGTGGCGTGTAGGCGTCTCACTTCTGCTATCCAGTCACCTTCGGCTGCGACACCACCCGGGCGATAGCCATTGCCACGCCGAGAACCATGTTCACGCTGGCCCAGGCGACCGGGCTGATGTGCCCTTCGAACGCTACCCATGCACCGGCTGCTGCGTTGAGCACAGCTGTCAGGATCGCCAGCTGCACACTGGTCAGACGCCAGCACTTGCGCCATTCGGGGATCAGGTTCATGAGCCGAAACCCTTGGCCACGAACGGCCACAGCTTGTCGAAAACGGCTACCAGCACCACACCGGCACCGATCCCATAGGTGAGCTTGTTGCTCAACGTGTCCACCTTCCCTGATACCTCATCCTGGCTCTCTCCGATTGCAGTGAGCTGGCGGGTCATGTGCTCGAACTGCTGCTCGAGCTTGGTCAGGCGGTTGGGTGACTGCGCGTGGTCCCGGTCGAATCTGTCTAGGCGATGCCGAGTGACGGCAGCCTCTTGCTCCAGGGCGCCGACTCGCTCATGCACTGTCCTGCCCTCATGGCTGTCGGTCATAGTGGAGTCTCGTTGGTGTTTGGTCCGGCCTCACATGCGCGTGCGATCCGCCTATGAGCAAGGAGGCAGGCGTGGGGCCGGAATAGGGTCGTGCTTAGCCCTGTTCGTGCAGGCGCTGGCGGAGCAAGTAGCCTTCCAGCAACCAAATCTTGTTGCGTGCGTTGTCGCGGGCGATCTTCCGGCCGATCTCGGCGTTGAAGTTCTCCGGCGAGGCACACGCACTCTCACCAGTGACGGTGAAGCCGTTCTTGAGAACCAGAACGCAGAAAGTCATCAGACCAAGCTCGCCGTGATATCCGGTCAGCCTCGTCATCTCGTCCTGGCTGTTGAATGCTTCCTTCACGCCATCCTCGGCGGTAAAAAAGTACTCACCCACAATTACCGAATCGATCAAAGCGGGCGTCAGACGAGGGGCATTCAGGCCCTTGGCTTGGATCTCTTGCTCGAGTGCTGCTTCATTGGTCGGCATCGCGTCTTCCTCTAGTGGGTGCGATAACAAAAAAGCCCCGCACTAGGCGAGGCCGGAAGAGGATTGGGCGCATGGTGGCGAGCCATTCAAACTGCCGTTGGCGCCCGAAACTGAGGCACAAAAAAGCCCGACTCAATGGCCGGGCTCTTGTGAAGCGGTAAAACCGCAATCTGTGGGAATACTCACATACAACTGGCGCCACGTCTAGTCTTTTGACATGTAAATTTAAGCGGCCTCGGCATAGCTGCAGAGCATCGCGTCTACCCATGCAATCCCAGCAGTCAGGAACATCTCTGCCTTGTTGTGGTGAACACCCATAGCGCGGCCCAACTGCCGATAACTGGTCATGCTGTGGCGATACCAGAGGAACAGTGCATAGGCAGCTTCGTGGTAGCGAGCAGCCATCCGGCACACCAGGCGATCAATCATCATGGCCGTCTCCTCCTGGATCTGAGGAATCTCCCCGCCAGTGTCACCCATCTTGTCGCGCATCAGGGCATAGGACGGCGAGACGTAGCGCGGCAGGCCGGTCTGGCAGCGGACCCAGATGCCCCATTGGCTAAGCAGGTACTCGGTGCTTAGGTCTTTCATGCGGCTCTCCCCAGATAGTCCTGAATGGTCTTGCGGGCCTCATCAGCCCCTTTACAAACTGCGGCCATAAAGCCTTGCTGGTTCAGCCAGTGCAGCCAGTCGTTTTGTTCGGCCGATACGCTGCCGCCCTTGGTGCGCTTGAGTTCGATGAACAGACCGAAGTAGCCGCCCGATGGCTTGAGAAGCATCATGTCGGGGAAGCCCTTACGGACGCCCTCAGCCTTGAGCTTTGCCGCTACCGCAGGATGGCGCTGGCCTCCATTCGGAACGGCTGCCAGACGCCCGCGCAGCGCCGGGTATTGCATGTCAAACCACTTAACGACGTTCTTTTGTTCTTCGTGCTCGGTCGGGACGGCCAATTTCATCTACTCCCCCTCGCCTTCGCTTCGAGCGCCGCACGAACCATCGACCGGAGCAGCGGGCTCATCCGCGACAGCTCGGCCGATACCCACTGGCGCCACTTCGGCAGGCCCATCGGCTTGCACCGGGCGCGCATCTTGTCCGCGATTGCGAGTGCAAGCGCTTCCGCATTGGCCTTGGCAGTCAGGCCTTCCGCTGTTAATCCACGCCTCGCCGCAGAGGTGCTCATGCATTGGCCACCTCGACCCCGCATTTCGAGCACTGAACAAACCACACCGGCGCATCACCTTCACCGAAACGGTGTCCGTCCAGGCTGAAATCGTGCTCGCACTGCTCCGGCGCGAAGTTCATGTGCTTCTCGGTCGGGAACGACACGTCCACGCCTTCTACGGTGCGCGGGTCGTTGAATCCCTTCTCGGCATCCGTGCGGCAGTCGATGGTGTTCTGCTGGCCGAACTCGGCTTTGTCGAGGTGCGCGAGCAGGCGATCCAGATACCAGCGGGCCTTCTTCACGTCCTCGATGCCGTTCTTGGCCTCGTAGCGCCAGAGGTACTTGATGATGTTCGCGGTGCAGGCCGCTTCGATGCCGCGCTTGTCGACGGTGGCCGCTTCGATGGCGTCGATGCACTCAACCGAGCCGCGGGTGTAGTGGGTTGGGTTGATAGCGTCAGTCATTGCGGCTTCCTTGTGGCTCTGTTGTTTGCGATCAGTGGTATCTGGCCGGGCTTTAGCGGCCATGGGTGTTCCTTGCGGCAGTCGTGGCAGTACAGGGTCTGCTCAGGGCTGTAGCCGGTGGTCTTGTGGGTGGCGTCTACGGGGCAGGTCTTCATGCGGCGCCCCTTTTCGCATCGATAAGCCCCATGCGGGCGAGTTGTGCGATGGTGTCGAGCACCGCCTTACGCAGAATCTCCCGGCGCTCATCGCGGGTGTACTTCTTGCCGTTGTCCAGCTCGTGGTGGCAGCCTTGGCAGATGGCCGCGGTAAGGCAGTCGTCTGTCTTCTGGCTCATGCCCTTTCCTTCGTTGATGTGTGCGGCCTGGACGCCATAGGCGCCGCAGAGCACGCAGTTTTCGATCTTGTGTACCGCTGAGAGCCACTTGCTTGAGCGGAATGGCTGGGAGCGCTGGCGGAGCATCAGGCAGCCTCCCCGAAATCGCGCTGGTAGCGCCACCCATAGCCGCCAGCCGTACTCTGGCGGCCCGAAATGCAGTCATGAATCGACGTAATCCCGGTCACGCGTCGCGCTTCCATACAGCTCGGGAACCGGGCCAGCACGTCACCAGTACGAAGGCAAAGCTGCTCGACCGGCTTTCTTGTCGCGCTGTTCATCCGCTCTACCGACGTCAGGGTTGATTTATTCAGCCCGGAGCGAACTGCATGCAGGTTGTTCTCGGCCTGGGTACACCACTCCAAGTTTTCGAGGCGGTTATTTTGCTTGTCGCCATCGATATGGTTGACGTGCAGTCGGGCCGGATCGATAGGCAAAAAGTTCTCCGCAACCAGTCGATGAACGGTATGCATGAGAACCTTGCCTTTGTAACGGATCTTGACCGCTCGGTAGCCGTTGCTCATCAGAACCGGGCGAAGCAATCGGCCTGTCTTGTCGTTGCGAACCTGGCCAAGCGTGCTGACTGAGTAGTTGGCGGATACCTGCTTCCATGTTTCGATCATGCAGCTTCTCCCATCTCACGCTGCATCCGCTGATACTCGCTGTCCTCCGGGTGCGGCAGGTAGATGCCGTGCTCGGTAGCCCAGGCGTCGATGCAGGTCATGAAGGCGTGCATCTCACCCTTGTCGAGCTCGCTGGTGTGCTTGAGCTCGTAGCGGTCGGTGATCTCGCCGGTCTTCAGGTTGATGTCCTGGACCAGCTGCTCGCCGAGGAACGTCTGCTTCAGGTTGCGCTTCACGTTGTCCCGGTCCATGGGTGCGCCGGTTGCGAAGGTCGTCTTGCCCATGCTCACAAAGAAGCGGGCGATCTCCTCGCACCACTTGTGGAACAGGGCGTTCTGCGGGAGCGATCGACTGGCGCCGGCGATGGTCACCGCGCAAGGAAAACCCTTTGCACGGATCGCGGCGTTGACTTGGGAGAGCTCGCCGATATGCGAGACGCGGATCTTCTCAGCCATTTACGCGGCCTCCTTCAAAGCTGGCAGCGAGCTCAACGAATGCTGCGTAAGCCACTGCTGCCACTTGCCCGTTTCCAGAGGAGCGGTATCGGTCCACCCTTCCGGCCATCCCATCAGCCACTCGTGGATTGCCGGGCTCGGACGCCCAAACACTCGCCGGAACTCGCGCGCGGCCGGCCACTTCTGCATTGAATCGGCGCAGTAGTTCGCCTTGGTCGTCGGCGTGTGCAAGTAGCCAGTAGCGCTGCCGAACGTGGTCAGCACCCAGGTCTGCCGCGGACAGGGGAAGCATTCGGACTTGGTAACCCATGCGAACGAGGTCGCGTCCGGCTTCTTCAATTGCTCGCTCGGCGACGTTCTCGGCGAAGATAAGCCTGGGAGCGACATCTGCCACGATCCGGCGCATCTCCGGCCAAAGGTTTTCAGCGTTGTTGCGTCCAGCAGCGGCAGTGCTGAAGGCCTGGCAGGGAAAGCCTCCAGATACGACGTCAACAATTCCGCGCCACGGTAGGCCGTCAAACGTTCGAACGTCATCCCAGATGGGGAACGGAGGGAGAGCTCCATCGTTTTGTCGCTGGACCAGTACCCGCTGACAGTGCTCGTCGTGCTCGACTGCGCAGACAGGAGTGATGCCGAGCAGGTGGCTTGCGAGCAGGCCGCCACCAGCTCCCGCGAAAAGAGCCAGCTCATTCATACGGCCCTCGCTTCACGGATGGACTGGCACTCAACGCAGCGCACCGCCGACGGATAGGCCTTGCGGCGAGCGACCGGAATCTCGATCCCGCACTCCTCGCATTCCTCAGCGCCCTGCCCCTGCAGCCTGGCCTGTACCATCGCAACGCCACCGATGCGGTCTGCCTCCTCTAAGCCAGTAGCGCGATCTGTTACATCGGGGGCTGTGCGGGCCTGCTCGAAGGCTTCGGTGATTTCCATGTAGTCGGTCATTTCCGTGCTCCTACGCCGCGCTGGGTGCTTCCGTCAGAACAGACGACGCGATGGTCATTGCCGCGGGATAGGCCTATGCCTGACCCGGTTGTGTGTCGTATCTGGTAGCCCTGGCGCTGCAGGAGCTGGATGGCGTGCTGCTGGAGGGGAGTCATGCGGCACCCCCGAAGGAAGAGCGGGCAGACTTGCGCATTGGGCGGACGTTGGCCGGCTCCTCCTCGTAGTCGTACTGCTGAGCGCAGGACACGAAGCGGGCGTACTCGCCCTGGAACTGAAGCAGGCAGAATCCTGGCTTGGCGTGGCGGCACTTCACGACGTCAATCTCGGTGACGCCGTTCTGGCCGCGCTCGGACTGCATGTCGCGGTGAGCCATGATGATCACGTCGGCATCCTGCTCAATCTCGCCCGAGTCACGCAGGTCGCTCATCTTCGGCTTGGCGTCGGCGCGGGTTTCGATAGAGCGGTTCAGCTGAGCCAGCGCAACGATTGGGATTTCGAGCTCTTTTGCCAGCGCCTTAAGGCCGCGGCTGATAGCGCCGAGCTCTTGGTTGCGGTTCTGGTGCCGACTATTCGACTCCGGTGAGATCAGCCCCAAGTAGTCGATGACGATCAGGTCAAGCTTCCGAGCGCGATTCTCGAACCGGGCGATGGAGCAAATGCGCGAGAAGGTCAGCGCCTGCTTGTCGCAGATACGCACGTCGGCCTCTGCGGTCTTGCCAACCGCAGCAGTCATGCGGGCGATTGCTTCCTCGCTGTCTAGGGCTTTACCGGTATCAATGAGGCCCTGAGAAACTCCAGACTGAGACGCTAGGGAGCGCTTTGCGAGCTCGGTCTGGCTCATCTCCAAGGAGAAGATCAGCGCCGAACCGCCCTTCCGAAGCGCGAGCGTCTCGGCCAGGCCTACGCCGAGCACCGTCTTGCCCGTGCCAGGGCGTCCGGCAATGATCGCCAGGTTGCCTGGCCGCAAGCCGCAGACGATGTTGTCCAAATCCTGTAGGCCGAACATCAGGCCGGTCGCCTGCTCGCCCTTCCAGCGCAGCTCCATTTCGTCGAAGACCGGGATCATGGCCTCGCGCAAAGACACAACGTCCTTCCGCTCTTGGTGCGCCACAAGGTCCATGGTCAATTGCTGAGCCTGTGCGATCTGCTCGGCAATGCTGCCGCGCTGCTGGGCTATCTCCATGAGACGCTCGCCAACCTCATGCAGGCGACGGGCGCGGGCGCGCTCAACAACGATTCGGGCGTAGTGCTGCCCATTGGCAGCGCTCGGCACGTTTCGCATCAGCTCGGACGCATAGACGATAGTCAGCTCGCCGCTCGGAAGCTCGGCGCGGATTTCGGACAAGGTGATGCTGTCCGGGTGCATCTTTTTGGAGTGTGCGCCGAGAATCATGGCGTACAGCGCGCCGGTATCCTCGTAAGCGAAGTCAGACGGCGACAGGAAGGCGCCTACGGTCTCGCACAGCTCGGGTTCGTGCATCAGTGCACCCAGGACGCCGTGCTCGGCCTCCAGTGCGATTAGAGGGCGATCAGCGTGCATCGTACTTACCTTCCATGAAGCGTTGGATTTTGGTTGCCGAGGTCATGAACTCGAAATCAGCAACCCAGCTGCGGTCGTTCTGGCCAAGCAGGAACGGACATTCCAGGGCGTCGTTGAATAGCCCTTCCCAGAAATCCATCCCTCCCTCGCGCACGACGAACTTGCCGTCGAGCTTCAGGTTGTAAGCAGCACGGATGCGCTTGCGATGCTTGTCATCCAGGCCCAGGCACCGAGGCAGCTTTCCACCGAGGATCTGGTTGTACAGTTCGCGAATCTTCTCGTAGGGAATAGAGTCGGCCGCCTGACGGGTCTCCGCTGGAAGCGGGGACGAGAACTCTTGAGGCCCTCTGTAGGTACTCTCTGAAGTACTCTCTGTACTCTCTGTATTACTCTGGCTGTTTCGTGCAGAGCTGCTTGGCGCATTCGTGCAATCCAGTTTGGCGCTTTCCGCCATACTGGTTTGGCTGATATGTGCATCTTGCTCGGCGCTTTCCGCCATGCTGACCTGATTGATGTGCGCGCAAAGGCGCTCATAAAGCGCAAGGTGGTCGACACGGAAGAACACCCGGCAAGGGATGCCGCGCTTCATCTCTTCGATCAGGCCGAGCTCCTTGAGCTTCCTGCGGGCAGTTTCCTGCTCGCGCCGAGACATGCCTGTTTCTTCCTCCCATTCAGCCTGGGTCTTGTAGAACCAGCGATCAGGATTTTTGGTGCGCTTCGACCAGTAAATAGCCTGGGAGAGCATCAGAGCGCCGGTGACGCCGACGCCAAGGGCAACAAACGGGCGCTGGAAAGCAATCGATCGATCCAGAAGACCGTCGATCATCGCGACCACATTCAAGCCAGGCGCGGCCCCCGTCTTGATATATGCAGGTGAATTGTCCATACTCGTACTCGCTAGAGAGCTGCACATGAAATGGCTTTCTCGGTTGCAGCCGAGGAAACCAACGAAGCCCGGAGGTGACCTAAACAGTCCCTTCGGGCTTTTTGCTTTTCAGAGGGGCGAACACATACAACGACGCGCTTTGCAGCGATCATTGCTAGGTGTTGGTGAATGGCTTTGTTCACTTATCAGTCCCTCATTTCGGGCTATTCAGCCCGGCGCCGAAACGGTTGAACCGTTCCCGGCATGCTTCTTGGCCTGGTGCGCTTGGTGATGGTGTCTTGAATGCCTTTCTTCGCCAGCTCAGCCGGGGTAATACCCAGCTCCTGCGCCATATGCTTCAAAAGCTCCAAGTCCTCACCATTCAAAAGCTGCTCCAGGGCCATATCGTTGTTGTTGGCAGACATAGAGGCCCTCGTATGGGCCTTCAGGCCGCAGTGATGCTTCGCGTAAGCTCTTCTCGCTTCTCGTCGATCCAGGATTTCAGGATCTCGCGTGCCAGTACCGCCTTCTGCGTGCGGTGAATGGTTGCGAGGTTCTCTAGAAAGGCCTCGTACTCGTCGTCGAGACGGACCTTTGTCTCGTTCCGGTTTTTGTGTCGCGGGTCTGCATACATGGCAATTTCCTTCTGCGGCTTCGAATTGGTTAAGCGGCTTCTTTGCCGTCTTTTGGATTCAGCAGGTCGTGGAGATCGGGTCGCATGCCAGCCAGGGTCAGCTCGTTATTGCTGGCCTTCTGCAGGCGAGCAGCGAGCTCGGCAGATGCCTTGCGGTGACCTCCGGCCAGCTGCCACAGGTAGGCAACGGACGTGGAGGCGGCGGAAGCGAGAGCCTCGCGCTCCTGTTCGTTGTGGCTGTGCAGCCAGTCGCGGATTTGGGTGGACATTGGGAATCTCCTGTTCATACAGGAGCGAATTTAGCGTGCCGCTAAAGTTTGTGCAACAGGGAGTTTAGCAACGTGCATATTTCATCGTTAGCGCCAAGCTGTAATTCTATGCGGATGGATATCTCATCGATTCGCCGACAAAATCTGCTGTCTCTCCTGAAAGGGCGGTCTAAGCGCGCCTGCGCGGAGCTCTGGGGAACGTCTCCCTCCTATGTAAGTCAGATGCTGTCCGACAAGCCGACGCGAAACATAGGGGACGACATGGCACGGAGAGTCGAGGTCGCGGAGCTCCTACCGCATGGCTGGCTTGATCAGCTACACGACGAAAGCAATCGCACGCTGCTAAACAATGTCCATACACTGCCGATATCGCGGAATAGCGAGCTGGACCTGCTTGGGGATATCTCCTCGTGGGACGGTGAAACGCCAGTGGAGGACGAGGAAGTGGAAGTACCGCTGTTTAAGGAGGTTGAGCTCGCAGCAGGAAGCGGATCGGCGGCCGTGATGGAGATTCCCGGCCGATGCATCAGGCTTTCTAGGGCGACCCTGCGCACTTGCGGAGTCGACCCAGCAAATGCAGTAGCAGCGCAAGTCACAGGCCGCAGCATGGAGCGCGTCATTTTCGACGGCGCGACGATCGGAATCGACCGCGGCACAACGTCGATCCATGACGGCGAAATCTACGCGATTGACCACGACGGAATGTTGCGAGTGAAGTATCTCTACCGGCTTCCAGGCGGCGGACTGCGCCTCAGGTCGGAGAACGACGTCGAGTTCCCCGACGAGCACTACACGGCCGAGCAGGTCGCAGCATCAATCCGCATTATCGGATTCGTGTTCTGGTGGTCCACCATCCGCCCCGTCAACCGACGAGGCCGCTCGTTCTGAGCATTCCGCGCCAGGTCACTCTTTCCTGGCGCTTCTCTTATCGATAACAGCACCCTGATAGTCGGGCAGGTAGGCCGCCAATTCGTCGCGTAGCAGCACGCGCGCGCCTTCTGTGCCCAGATCCTCAACCAGAACCTGAACGGCAAGCCTAGCGAGCTCTGCCGAGCTTCCTGCTGCGCCTTTTAGGCCGCCGTCCAGCCACTTAGCCTCAACGCCTCCTCTCACAGTCACCCCTGCCATAACTACCTCCTGTCGTTTTTCTGCCAACCAGCGCTCATTTCGCTGCGTCAGGGTAAGACCTGCTGCGGCCTATTTTTATCCTTGCGCTAAATATTTAGCAGAAAATTTAGCAGGACCTGTTGACGAGCATTTAGCATGGCGCTAAATTTCACCCATCGACGCAGCAGCACCGCGTCAGGGCCTGAAAAGCCCACGCTCTTTAAAACTTCAGAACCCTCGCGGCGGAATCCCCAACCGGGCACAGCGCGAGTAACAAGTTTTCCGCCCCATGCCAGCTCTGGAACTGGCCGTGGCTCCACATGCAGCCACGCGAAGTTGCGAGTAGTCACCCGGTGCGACGCCAGTAGCGGCAGCGGGAAAGAGACGACTCAGACAAGGAATCGCAACGGAGATAGCCGAAAGGCAGCCCAGCCCACCGTGGCAAGTAACGGAGGCCAGTAAGGCAGACGATTCCTCGGTGCGCCTCAAGCGGGGCGCATCAGGAGGAATCCACTGGAAGGAGTGAGAAATGAACATCTCAGTTCTGAATTTCGACGCCTACAAGATCGACGTAAACCCGGCCAGCCGCACGCTGATGGGCGTCTCGGCATACGACGCGGACGGCGCCACGGTTCTGGCCAACTTCGACATCGAGCAGATCGTGAACCACTTCGGGGCCGGTGAATTGCTGGATGAAATCGGCGAGCAGGTCGCCCGTCGCCACTTTGAGATTGAGGGATAGGACATGGCCCAGTTCAACATCGACGCCAGCCTGAGCAGCGGCAAGAAGCTCCAGTGGCTGGCCATTGCTGACGAAGGCGAAAGCCTGCAGTCGGTCGCCGATCAGGTGAAGCGTGCGGCGGGCAAGAGGTTCGGACCCGCCGTGATGCTGAAGCGCTGGGGCGTGATGCGAGCCAGTAACGGCTACATCACCGTGACGATGTTCGCGTCATAGCGCGCAACGGAGAGCGGAACATTCACTGATGCCGATTCGATGAGTCGGCATTGGGAATCAACCGAGCGCCGCGACACCCAACGCAACGCCTGGGCATACGCCGCCAAAGACACAAGGAGATAGCCATGGAATGCGATTTCGATACCCTCACCGACTTCTTCAGCGCCGAGCAAGGCCCCGCCCTGATTCACGGTGCCGCGCCGTTCACTCCGCTGGAGTGGCGCGAGACGGTCAGGATGGTATGCCGCGATGGCCGCGCGCTGCCTGCTCTGGCCCATCGCGACCACGCATGGCGCGAGGCATCGGCCTGCGGCTGCACTAGTCGGTACTGCACACTGCATCGGAAAGCCGCGTAATGCGGCGCTTCACTAAGCCGATGCGGGGCTGCCGGATCTTCTCCAGCGACAAGCACATGACCCTGCCAGCCGGAGAGCTGGTTGGGTGGTGCGAGAAGGTCGACGGGAACGTCTGCATATTCAAGCCGCCGTGCTCGCTCGAGCTGGACAGGTTCATCTGGCTGCACAAGGACGGGCCGAATCCCTGGTTCGAGTATGCCGCCTAACCCCACCCCCGCAGCTTGGCGACAGGCTGCAGCGGGGATTAACAGAATGGAGAGAGTGATGAACATCACCGACCCGAAGATCGATGACCAGATACGTGCCGCGCTGCGCAATGCGGACAAGAAAGGCCAGCTCCAGACGGTAGCAGCGGTTACCGGCATAGCGGGCGGCGTGAACGAGCTGCGGCGGATCATGAATAGCTCTGGCGAACTGCCAATCATGGATCGCGGAATGCTCGGAATGCACCTTCGCTAACCGCCCCACTGGAACCCATCAGCACATAGGAGGATGAGATGAGCGGATTTACGCCGGGACCTTGGGTTGTCGAGCGCGCCGATGATGCGTACTGCATCGCGAATGTCGGCAACCTCGTGATTATGCCTTGCGCGGGCAAGGTCAAGCATGACAACGCCGAAGCCGACGCCCGCCTGATATCCGCGGCGCCTGATTTGCTTGAGGCTTTGGAATTACTAAACCAGTCAGCTCCAGCCGCAAGCTGCGAAATGTTCCACCACGAGAAGCAGGACCGGCACACGTTTCTTGAAGAGTGCCCCCCGCTGATCCGATACGAACAAGCCTGCCTGAAAGCCCGCGCCGCCCTCGCCAAGGCCCGCGGCACCCCATGCTAACCGGCCCCGAAGTCCTGATCCTCTGCGCCATCCTCGCAGCGCTGTACATGTGGGATTGGTGGAGAAGGAATTGGAAAGGAGATTGATATGACCATTGAAACAGGCGGTCCGGCGTTTCCGGTGCCGCTAAACCCTGGCGAGAGATATGCGGGCCACGCCACACAATACGGCATGACCCTCCGCGACTACCTGGCAGCCAAGGCAATGCAGTCACTTATGCGTGCAAACGGACCTTCTATCTGCCACCCATCGACCGATGGTGACAACCAGGCCGTAGCGAAAGTGGCATACGCGATGGCTGACGCAATGCTCACAGCCCGCACCAGCTAAACCGCCGAGCGCAGCGGCCCTTCGGGATACCTGCGACGAGGATCAGCCGGCCAGTGCCTCGATTGCTAGAAAACCCCGGCAGCCATCTACGGGATTTCCCACAGCTTTGCCCGTCGAGACGGCCGAATGGCTCACGTAACGAGCCTGCATCGGAGGGCGCCTTGAATCGTCCGTGCCCAATGTCGTTATCGGCAGGGCGTCCCCCGATGCAGTGGATTAGCCGCAATCGGTATATCCGAGGGAAAACCGGAAACGGATAAAAGCTGGACTTCGGCAGCCAGCCACACCTGCATCACCCCTTCCACCGCCCATCCGGGCAACCGAGGTATCCACCCATGAGATTCGAGATCGACCTAGACGAATACCGTCTAGCAGTTGAGGTGACTCACTGCCTGGACGTCAAGCCGGATTACCGCAGCTGGGGCAGCTCAGACGACTACTACGGCTACCGAGAGATGGAGTTCGAGGTGATCAGCGGGTCCGTCTTTGACGAAGACGGCAACGAGACGGAGTTGGGGCGCAATGGCTGCGCCGGCGTAGCCGAGCAGTACGCCGAGGATATCGAAGATCGGCTATGGACGCTCATCGAAGAGAAGCGGGAGGCAGCATGAGCCACGCACACGCTAAGGCCTTGGAACTGATCGAGCGCGAGATTAAGCGAATGCCCAACTCGCACTTCCCCAGGCCAGACGAGAGCTACGCCACCGGCATGATCGAACTGGCCTATGCATGCGACCTGATCGCCGATGACCAGTACCGCGCATTCACCGCGCAGATTCACCGGCTGGCCGATCAGCGCTGGCAAGAGATTAGAGGAGTGGCGGCATGAGCAAGGAAGTAGTGCGTTATCTAGTGAAGGCCGGGAGCGAGTGCAGCGAAATGGTTTATGCCTCCGACTACGACGCCCTTCTCGAAGAGAACCAGCGCCTTGAGTCCGCATGGAAGGTGGACGTGCTCAACAGGAAGGATGAGCTGATCGCAAAGCAAGAGAAGGAGAACGACAGGGTAAAGGCCGAGCGCGAAGCCCTTCTCGCTGAGCGGGATCGGCTGAAGGAGGCGCTGGCAGCAATGCTTGAAATTCACGGCGTAACCCAGCGCTACGCAGACACCCATATCGAAATACCTCAGTCGTGGGTAGAGGTTTCCGACCTTGCCCGCGCCGCCCTGCAAGGAGCCCAGCCATGACCGGAATGAAGGCTTACAGCGTACAGGGAGATGAGTACGGCACCGTCGTGTTCGCCAAGCATTCAGTGGTTGCTCGGCGCAAAGGCGCCAACGATCTGAACATCGATTTCGAGGATGTCGAGTCGTGCCGGCGAATGCCAGAGCTGGACGAGTATGCGGCGGCCGGCAAGCCGGTGTCTTGGCGTGTACTGGTAGAAGAACACGGCTGGCAGCTTGAGTGCGGTTGGTGCTACGGGCGCGTGTATAGCGACGAGCCTAACCGGGTTTGGGCCGATGACCAGACCGTCTACTGCTGCCCTGAGTGCGAGGCGCGGAAGATGGACCATCGCATCTCAAATCCGAACTTATACGGAGCCCAGCCATGAACGCCTACGTCCTCAAGGAGCTGGCCGGCGCCCTAGGCATCACCGTAGCCGGATCGCTTATCGGAACTCTCGCCTACGTGGCGCTATTGGGGGGTGTGTGATGGCTAGCCAATACCAACGCGCCAAGCGCATCTGGTTCTGGAAATTCTACGGCTACGGCCTGGCAGTATTCTCGCTGCTGGCTGTGATTAGCGGACTGGCAGGGAAGGTGACGGGATGAAAGAGATCGACTGGTCAAGGGCGCCGGAAGATGCAACGCATTGGCACGATGAATATGACTGCTATGTCGCTTGCTGGGTTAAGGAGCAGGAAGGGCAGCGTTACTACTCACGCGCCGATGGTCTGTCTGG